GTCTGTCTGAGCACTCTTCTCCTGCGTGGTTGTCTTTTAGGTTGTTGTTTTCTTTGGTTTTTCTTAGCCATTATAATATTGTATGCAATATAACTTACCGCGGATAAGCTAAGTCTGCAATTACTATAACAGTTGATACAGCCATGTATCATTAAAGCCAACAACCATGAGTGTGAAGCTACAACTAGCAAAAGTAAATGTAAAATGAAGTTGATTGCTTGACCATATGCCAAGCTCTCAATGCTCCCTACGACCAACCTAAACAAAGGTAGGAAATAGAAAACAATTCTTCTATGAGGACATTACGTACTACCGTATTGAGATCTTCTGTGTCTCGTTGTTCCTCAAGGTATTCACATTGTTCAGTCGCGCTCCAATCAATTTCTATAAGATTCTTGAAACCAGGGTGGACTAATTTGTGAGGTATTGTAATACCAGCCAACTCTTCTTCCATCTCGATAATATCAGATGGGTACAGATCATAACGAATCAGCATAAATTCCAACATTTCTTCATAGTCATACGACTTTTCAGTATTGGAATATTCACCGTATGGGTTACGATCAATTACATTGTCCTTCCATTTAATATAAGAGTTGGATTTGTACAATCCCCTCAACACAGGAAAATTTAAATAAACATTTCTAACCCCATTCAGGATGCCTGCAAACTGTGCTTCAACTTGGTTATCATTATAATTGGTGTTTTTACACCAAAGTGTTTTCGCCAAGAATCTGCCAGGCTTTGGGACTAATACACTAGCATCCAGAGTGGGGGCAAAAATGGACGAGCAAAACTCTTTCGAGTAAGAATCAGCTAGTTCCATTTTAATAACAAACCCGAGTTTCAAGAATCTATTCCTATAAAACTCTAGATTGTTGGGGTTGAAATGTCTGTTTAAATATGTTACACCGTCATCACCTTTACACATCATTGCTTGTAAACTTTCTTTGAACACATTGTAGCAAACAATCAAACTCAGTACTGTGTTACCCAATAGGGTTTCACTCCTTCCTGAAAGTCTGACGGCTTTGATCTTATATGAAGCTTTGTGTGGGGCTTTCACCCTAATGTATTCTGTGTCACAAGCCATTAATTTACAAACGAATTCAG